GAACGCGGCACTTGTTCCAGCCCCTCGTCTGAAACAAACCAAGCGAACGACCCCATCACTACACCAATAGAGCCGTCAAAGAAAGCAATGTCGCCGCGTTGGGCGCGACCAATGCCGATCACCGGGAATTTAGCGTCAACTGTCGCCTCAAGGCTCCCCTGGGCAATCTGAGTCATCACTCGCAGGCTCCCAAACTCGCTGTCGTATTGACCGCGTAGTTCCGGCATCGGATCTTCGCCCGTCACAGCCTCAACAGCACCGGCAACAAAATGAGCGCAATCGTTTGAGCCATACTGGAACGGCTCATGGCGCTTGCTGGCGATATAATCAGACAGATGCTCTTCCCAGCGCGAAAGCCTCATACCATCCTCACATCGCCACGACTGTTGAAGTCTCTGCCGCCAACAGCGAGGCCGCTACCAGAGCCGGAACCCATGCCATTGGCCGCGCCCAATGTTGCATTGGCGCTCAGATCACCAGCATCGTACAGGTTCTGCATCATGTAGGTTTTGTTCTGCGCGCCAGATAGCGAGGCAAGATAGTTCTCAATGGTCAGGACAATCCGCTGCTGATCTGGTGAACCGGCAATAACAATGTCGTTCATGTAGCCGGTATAATATGGAACTATGGATCCGATCTGGGTTTCGTCTGCATCAACGCAGTAGAACCACAGACGCGCCGAGCGCCCCTGCCAGCGGGTTTTGTCGCCGATCGTGTTCAATAGGTCGGAAGTGCGGACCAGAACGGATTCCGCATAGCGATCATAAATCGGATCGCCATCGCGCTCCAAGATGGGATCAAGGTTTACCAAGATGCCGTTTAGCGTGACCGAAACGGTATCTGAGCCAGTTTCATTATGGCGGACAGGGCCAACATCAATGACCTGATGGCTGTAGGATTCATATGTCCCATCAAGCTCGGCGTCACCGGAGCCAGAGATCGTCCTGTCGTATAGTCCGGTCGTGGCCCGCAGCGGATCGCCGTCAATGTCCGCGTAGATCAAGGCCCGCCAATTAACGACCGATGCCTCAAGCGCGGCTTGAGTGGTGGCATCAACCATTAGAAGGACTCCCGAAGGCTCATGCTCAGACTATAGACATAACCAGGCTCAACGGAAAGCGATGGCTTCTCGTTCAAATACATCAGGCAGTACGGGTTCTTGTACTCAACCGCGCTATTGTCGGCTACCGGCTGACGCACGGGCGGCTCAACGGAAAGCGTGGCCTGCCCGGAGCCATTGCTTGTGACATCTGCGGTCAATTGCAGAAGCTGGTTGTTAATGGTCACATACTGACCAGCCGCCAGCACTGTGGTTGAATTGGGCCAGCCGTCAGTGGCGATTGATCGGCCCGTCTGGTTGGAGCCATTGGTCTGCACGGTATTAGACAGGGCCGACTGCGCAGTAGGATCAACCGGAATCTGAAAGTCGTTGACTGATCCCTGCGTTTTGGCGAGGAATGCGCGCCAAGCGTTGACGTTGGCCGTCCCGACGATGGGCGGCATATTGATTTCGCACTCCCACCAGCCACGACCAGAAGCAATGACCTGGCGCTTCCCGGTCCAGCCAGAGATATTGTTTTGCGCAGGCTGCACCAGTCTCCATGACATGGTTTGGATTTTTGGCGTTGATGGGAAGGTGATAGTCGTCATTGCATTACACCCCCAAGGCGCGGACGGCGCAGGCCCGCAACAGTGCGAGACTCTGCGGCAGCGATGATGGCAGGCGCTGCCTCAAGGATGCCCTGCTGAACCTGAGCGCGGACAGCAGCCGGGTCGGAAGCGCCACGGGCATCGACGCTTATGTTGATACCGCCGCCACCCATGCTCTGAGCGCGATGCGCCGGGATCACCTGAGAGCCACGCGGAAGGTTGACGAGTTCCGGGCCACGCTCACCGACCCAAGCCATGCCGCCAGGCGCGTTGACTGTGCCATTGGCGAATGCTGGGCCGAGTTTACCTGGAGCCATTGCGGCTGATGCCACCTTGGAGAATGCCGATGCGCCCGATGGAGAGGCTGAAGCACCGGGTTTGAATAGGCTTGTAACAAACCCGACGATCTGCTGCACGACATAGAGCCGCCAGAGTTCATCGATGACTGCGCCAATGATCCCGCGCATCCCATCCTTCCACGACATTGCGCCGGTCAGCATTCCTTTGAAGGCATCATTGACGGCCATGCCGACAGCCTCATAGGACTTGCGAACATTGTCCTGCGCGGCCAGAATGGGATTGATAAGGCGTTCAGTCGTGGTCTGCACAGTTGCATCAGCCATTTCACCCATGAACTGAAGCTTTTCTTGGAGGCCGGCCATCTGATCCATTTCGGCTTCAGACCAATATTTGCGCCATTCTTGATCGGCAGCGATGTTCTTTTCGGCGACCCATTGAGCGATCTTTTCCTGTTCTTTCGCAGCCTTTTCAGCGGCCCGCATAGCATCAGTTTTGCCACCGCCAGCAGTACGCTCTTTCTCTGGCTTAACCGGCTTATACAGATCGCGGGTAATGCTATCCATACCAAGGCCAAGCTTGGTGGTGCGGGCAGCATCGATAGCATCACGCGCAGCGAAAATCTCAGCATTAACTTCTTGCAGAGCCTTCTGCTCCGCGTAAACGAACATCAGCCTGCCCTGAGAATCCTTGCGGCCCTTCTTGGCAATAGTAGCTTCAAGCTCGGCGCGGCGCTGCACTAGCTTTGCAAGACCCCTCTCAGAGTCTGCAATTTCAGTCTTTCCGGCAAGCTCTTGAGCGCGGCGCTTCATAAGGCCGGCGAGTGCGCCTTCAGCCTTATTCGCGCTGACCATAGTCTGATACAGCTTTTCGATTAGCGGAGTAAGTGCCATCGCGCCGACAAGCACAAGCGCACCCCAGGGACCGGCTAAGAAATTACCAAATTTGCCAGCAATTCCGCCCATCTGCGACATGGCATAGCCAACCTGGCCCAACTGCTGGGTGAAGGCCTGTGTTACGCTAGACCCGCTCGATACCGAGGTCGCGAAGTCATTAATCTGCATCCCAAGTTGCTGCGTACCCTGGCGGTTCTGGCGCAGCGCACGGCTCTGAGCGTCCATCGCATTGTTATAGCGAACGCCATTGCGGATCACGGTATCAGTTGATGTAGAGAGAGTAGCATTAGCCGAGGCAAGGCGCTTGGTTTCAGCCTCAAGCGCCCCGACCCGATTAATCATCGTGGCGATGGCTTCCATGCCCTTGGTGTGGGCAATGATGTTAAAATCAAGGTTTTGCTGGGCCACGCTTCTGCCTTTCGCTATCCACCTTGAAGTAGGCGCACCACTCCGTATACTCTTCGACAGAGATTTGTTCAATCTCCGCGATAGTCTTGCCGAGGCGATCCGCTAAGGTAATTAGATTAAACCTTAACGGATCGGTTCTCAGTTTTTTTCGAGTTCGTCCTGACTTGGACTGCTCATCATTTCAGCGGCGACAGTCGAGATAATTTCGACCTGTTCGCGCATCAGGATTGGCTTGTCTTCCAGCGTAAAGAGCTTTTCGCCCTGGCCGTTCTCGGCCTTGAGGATGATAAGTTCAACCATAGCCTCAAACGAGGCAGACGAAAGAAATGTCGGGTGCTTACGCTGGATCCGGTTCAGTTCACCGGCCAGCAGGGGGCCGAAGTAGACCTTTTCAGGACTACCCGGCTCCCCCCATGCTGGAACTTCAATGCTACGCTTCTGGCTAGTGCGCTCGGCAATACGCTTTGCAATGCTCATACTTATTCCTTCCAGTTAGATTACGAAGCGGTGGCCGTAGTGAGTGCGCCAGTGCCCTGAAGAGTGATAGTGGATTCAACCATGCCATCAAAGCTGGCCGAGACGGTCTTGCCGGTGACAATGGCGGTGCCGGTCAGGTACTTGTCACCCGTGGTCGAGCCCTCAGGATAGAAGTTCGCCGTGACTTCGCTGCCTACGGTCAGAGCGCCCTGGCCGGTGGTGTCACCTTCGTCCCAGAACACATCAACGGTGCCCGACCACGCCTTGAGGGTGGTCTTGTGGGTGCGGTAGCTGTCGCCCATCGTGGTGTCTTCGGTGGTGTCAGCGGTTTCTTCTACCGAATATGAACGGATTTCGGCGATTGCATTGGCACCCACCTTGACGGTGCCTTCACTGCCAGTGTGAGTAGCCATTACTCAGCCTCCTTGGTGGTTTTGGACTTGGCCTTGGGGATTTCCTTAGCCGGTTCTTCGGGCTTCCACCCAATGCTCTGGTAATACTCCAGATCACAGGCACAAGCCAGAATTTTGTCGCCATTGGCGTTATAGACGGGGGTCATCTTCACCGGGCAGTCTCCACATCATCAATGCTTGTAACATACTCGACTGCGTAAACCAACCGGGCCGAGCCGATCCCATTTTCGCCTTCGGTGTTAACATCGGTTTCGGTCGAGGTCAGGATCGTGGACTTTGCCAGCCCATTCAGGCTGAAATCAGCGGCAATAGCCTCTTCCACCGAGATACAGATGTTGTCGATGGTGTCAGAGATCGTCACGCTCGATCCCTTGGCAAGCACTTCAACCATGACGTTGATAACGCGGCGCAGGGTGCGAGTACCAACCGTAATCAGGCTGCTGCTTTCGTCGGTCGTGTAGACGCAGATTGCGGGCAGCTTGGAATCGTCCAGAGCGTACTTGCGCATCTTATAGACGTTCGCCCCAGTGACAGGCAGACCCGTCACCAGGGTGGCAATGCGGTTCCTGATCTGGTTGCGAACGTGGCTCATGCCTTCTCCAGCAGCAGGGTGCTGACGCCCGTGCCATCCGTCAGGACAACGCGGACATAATAGGTGACCGATCGGATCACGATGCTATCGCCATCCGCAGCATTCGGCACATCAACCGTGCGGCAGACGAACTGCGGGGCCGGGATCGTGATGTCCATCATGTCGGTGGCATTGCGGCTGGCCTGCGGAGCATCAAAGATGCCCGTCACGGTCGAGGCAGAGCCGCCCACAGGCGTATAGGTCGCCGTTTCCGCGAAGTCATCGACTTCAAAGAAGTCGAGAATATCAGCGGCGCTCTCAACGCCCACGCGGACGGCCCCGCTTCGGGGTTTCGATCACGGGATCGCGGTGTTCGATCTCAGGAGCAGCAGCCACGCGCACAGGGGCAGGCGCATCTTCAACGGCAACGAACTTGCCAGCAAGCTGCTTCGCCTCATAGGCCGAAAGCTCAACAATGTCGCCAGCCTGGACCGGACCCTTGCTGGTAACCACGCCGCGAATGCACTTGTACTTGCCCATGACCTTCTCCGAATTTTGGCTCACCATCGAGCTAGTAGACAATACCATTTAAACCTCCAAAGGTTAGGGGGCGACCGAAGCCGCCCCCACCCCCTATTACACGGTGTCGTTGTTGTAGGCGAACGACACAGCGTGACGCACGGCAACGTCAACCGTCTGGAGAGCGACGATGCGAACCGTACCGCTCGACGAAGCGGTGTACGGGTCAACCGTCAGGTCCAGACCGGCCCACATACCGATCAGCAGGTCCGAGAAGTTACCGAAGTAGACGTTCCCGGCGGTGCACTGCTGCGAACGGATCACGTTGTAGCCGTTGGCCTGACCGTTTTCGATCACGAACAGACCCGAAC